TATTCTCCTAACTATTTTATGATGATACTCTTTGAGGGCAGACTTCATGTCTACCCACCAACAATATAATTTAAACCTAAGAGGTACGGGAATATGGGTCATTCTCAGTTCCCTCCTTTCCATCCTCACATGGTGTACAGATACGGATAAACTCATCCTCCAGACCATACACATATTGCAGTATAATATAGTCATCTCTACCATTTAGAGAATCGCCACATATATCACATTCTTGCTCAACTGATGAACTTAACATCCATTTACCATCTTTTATATAACTCATTACACTAACTCCCGATAATCATTATAGGCTTCAATACAGCTTTCAATTTCAACCATTGTTAAATCTCTACCACAAAATACTTCTATATTTTTAATCCACTCCTCAATATAAAAGTCATCTCCAAACTCAGAGCATATACTCATAATAATATCATAAGGCATATCGCATACTGAATCAAATTCATCATTTAGTAAAGCTATTAATTTAGTATCTACTTTATGGTTTAAGTAGGTTGAGCCATTTAATTGCATACCCATTACATTATACCACTCTGTAGGTTCTACATTTAATATCTTCATTACACTAACTCCTTTATAGAAGATTCTAATCTATTTATTTCATTTTCAATACTTTTAATTTTATCATTTACTAAATCCATATCGTCAATAGGTTGCTCGCATACACTTTCTAACATTGACTTATGTTCTTTTAAAGTTTGAATTTTTTCAGTTACTTCTAACATTACACTAACTCCTTTGCAATTTTTTTAAATTCACTTATACTCATCCAAACTGAAGCAACTGGCAATCTTTTAGATTCGATTGCATGAGTAATTTTAACTAAACCACTACCCTTATCTGATTCAACTTTAATTAATAATTTATCATTTTCTTTTTGTTCTAATAATGTTTTCATTTTGTTTCTCCTATTTAATTTAATTTTACCTTTTTGATTAGGTTTTTTGAAAATTTGTTGTTCTTGTGAGTTCAGTAGTTAAAGCATTTCAGCCACCAACAGCAAGTTACCTCACGATAACCTTTGGTTTGAACATAATTGTTTTATCAGTTACTAAACACCATTTGGATTCTGGGTGTGCCTTACCATTTCGCCCAATCTCACGGAATATTGTGAGGTATGTGTAATAAAACTGTTTATGTAAATCTGCCTACCTTTCTTGTTGTGCTACTCCATTACAAAAAAATTATTAACATAAAATGGTAGTGATATTTCTCGCAATATTTATCCAAATTATTTTTTCACTTACACCAGTAGGATTTTACGAAGTGCTTTCTAATAATAATTTTTATGCTTGTAATCTTTCGCCCAGTCATAAGTAAAACACAAGACTTAACAAACACCTATTTCAAAAAACCTGACTCTGCTTTTACTCGGACTTGTCACCGACCTTGGTAGCATTAAGGTGAGGTGGCTCTCACCACCTCTTTGTTTACTTTTTAGTTTGCTCCCATGTTGCGTTTATATCACTTCTTAAGGTTTCTACTTTGTAATCACCATTAGCAATATCTACAATATCTTTCACTATCTCTTTATCAACATAGGTGTTTCCAAGCCAATACTCAACCATCGCCCGTGTCACATGAGATTCTTTGCGAGCCTTCCACTCTTGAATCTGCCCAAGGGTAACTTCATCTACAGGCTCTGACTTAGCACTCTTATTCATTTCTACTATCTTCTCTAAACTATGCATTACATTTACTCCTATTTAATTTATATTTTTTATTTAATTTATTTTTTAATAATTTTCCAATATGTTTTTCTTGAGATTTAAAGAACCTCTTTTTTATTGGGTTTCCATTTAAATCATGGAAGGAAATTTGTATCTTTAAATTTTCCTCTTTATCTTCATATAAATAAACATTTGGATAGTTTCTTTCTTTTAACTTCATTTTTTCTCCTATTTATTTAAGTGGTATCCTCATCAGTATAACTCCACAATTTATCGGAATATTAAGTTATAAACCGCTTAGGGCGGTTAGTCCTATTTCATTTTATATCCCTTCCAATTCAATATTATAGTCATTAGCAACTTTTTTTAATAATATTTTAGTGTAGTGGATTCTATCACCTTCATCATCTAAATCAACACATTGCCAAAAATAATCTAAAGCGTCAATACATTCTTTTTTAGTAACATTGTTTATCATTTTATAATTCCTCTATTTGTTTTTGATATTCAGATAATATTTTTTTAGGCAAGTCTTTGACCCACACAATAGTATCGCCAACCTCTAAGTCTTCCCTTTCACTTATTAGTTCAGATTGCGATTTGTCAGTATAATCAGAAAATATAACTAACTCTCCCTTTGGATATTCCCATCTTACCCAACCCTCATTGTATACTAAAAAATCACTCAATCGTTCTTTCATTTTATTTTCTCCTATTCAATTTAATTTAATAAGGTGAGGTGGCTTATGCCACCTCTAAGTTAATTAATTTATGGTTTGCAATATCCATATAATCTTCAGTTACATAAGCACCAGCCATAGTTTTCCCTGTATAGTCGTCAATTCCACAATCATCATTATGAACTATAATACCTTTTTCAATTAATGAGGGAATTAATCCTCTAACAACTTTCATATCATAATCATAATCAGTTATATAATCAGTAAATCCAAAACCATCACCACTATAATCACTTGACTTGATTTGCTCTAAAAATGCCATTTCTTTTTCAGTTACTTGCATTTGTTTCTCCTATTTTGTTGTGGGGTAATCTCATCAGTAATACGCCCCTATTTAATCGATATATTAAGTATTAAACCGCTTAAGGCGGTTAGTCTTAAACTATACCCCCTTCCGTGAATCCATACGACTTACGAACATCCCATAGGGCTTTTAAGGTGTATGTTACCTCATTAACTTCTGCCCCATATTCCAAACTATCTTCACCATTTATTAAACCATCCATCAAATCGAATCCATCACTATATTCCAATTCGAGAGTTTTTAAGGTGAACCCCCAACTATATGGATTATCCCAATCTCCTTCGCACTCATTGTTTCTATTTGATTGTGCATAATCGAAGTTATATTTAATCCCGCTCGGTGTTGTTAAATCCCGTTCTAAACATTCTGTATCGGGGTTGGAAAATAATTGAGAAATGAGTTTCCTCATTGCATCTTTTTTAGTGCGGGTTCTTATTGAATAACAATCTGAATCATTATTACATTCTATTTTGAAATATCTTAATTTCATTACTTTTTTCTCCTATTTTGTTTAATTGCCAGAACTAATTGCTCTGAACTATTGGAAATGTACAATGGTTTAAAGATATGATGCAAGAAAAACTTTAAATTATTTAACACCCGGAGGGAAACGAGGGAACTTAAGCTTGTATTATTACATAACTTAGCCCAATGGATATTATATATTTTATTAGCGGTACGTTACTTGGGGCAACGATTCATCATATCGCCACGAGATTAGGGGCTAAAACTATCGCTGAAGGAATAAATGTAATAGTTGAACCCCCACCACTCGAAGAGGGGGCTGAAGAGGAGATGAAGCAACTTCTAAATGAAAACTCCTATAACTACGATACATACAATGAATACATAGATGGACTAGAACAGTATGACGAAACAGAGGACATACTCATCATTGAAGATATCCCTAAAGGAGAGAAGAATTGAAGCTAACAAGAATAGATAGAATAATTGTATTTATACTTACAAGAATTAAAAGAATTAGAGCGGTGATGGATACAGCAGTAGGTACAGCCTATGACCAAGGATATAAGGCTGGAATGTATCAAGGTGCAAAGACCCATGGCAAGAAATATGCTAATAAGGTTAAGAAGGCAATGGATAGTGCTTATAATAAAAAGAATACAATTATAAATACTAAGGTATAATATGGATGTAATCACTAAAAATGGGCGTAAGGTGAAGAGAAACCTCTCAGAGGAGGAGCGACATGAAATACAAGCGAAAAACATGCCTAAACGTGCAGAGAACGGTCAACTATTGAAGGGTCAGTCGGGTAACCCTGCGGGTAGACCTAAGAAGGAACATACTATAGTAGATATCTTTAGGGAGCATGAGGGTGCACAGGGATTAATAGAGAAGCTATACAGTGTAGCATCTACTCTTGGTACAGATGATGTGGATAAGGATGCATTGGCCAGTGCTAAACTTATAATAGAACGTATCGTTCCATCACTTAAGGCCAGTGAGATTAAGGTGGATGCAGATGGTAATAATAATATGGTATACCTTCCAAGCCAGACAGACATAGAGGATGCAGAGTGATAGGCTATAACTGTAATATATCTGTATGCCCAGAGGATGGACAGGGCAGAGAGATTATAGTACCATGGTATGCTACCCCTACCGTGCCAGTTGTTGTGGAATTACGTCACGTGATTATGATTAACAAAGAATGCACGAGCTAGTTGACTAGTCCTATATATATGACTGCTAGAAATATATTTGATGTTAAAAGGGGTTACCAAAAAAATTTTAAAATGGGATTTTAGGATTGAATGGTGATGCGTTATGGGCTCCTCATAAGGGGCCTCAGACCTTAGCCTTATCTATAAATGAAAATGTTTATGAAATATTATATGGTGGTGCTAGAGGAGGGGGAAAGACTGATGCGGGTATTGTCTGGTTGCTTAAGGGTGTGCATGACCCTAATTTTGTTGGGATGTGCATTCGTAGGAACCATTCTGATTTGCGTAACTGGATTGACAGGGCTATTATGCTCTACCCCAATGCAACGGTATCTGGCAAGCCAACAGTGTTTAAATTCCCCAGCGGGGCAAAGATATATACGGGGCATCTAAAGGATGCGAATGCCTACGCACAGTTCCAAGGGTGGGAAATCCATAGGCTCTTAATTGAGGAGGTGGGTCAAATCCCTACCGAGGAAAGCTATTTGAAATTGTTATCTTCTGTTCGTAGTACCTGCGGTGTAAAGCCACAGGCATTCCTTACAGCCAATCCGGGTGGACCGGGACACCAGTGGTTAAAGAAACGCTTTAGAATGGGCCGTACAGAGCCTAATAAAGCCTTTAAGGACCCTATAAGTGGAAGGCGAAGAGTATTTATTCCTGCTACTGTTGAGGACAACCCAACGCTTGCGGATGCTGACCCAGCTTATGTTAAATTTCTAGACTCCTTGCCTGAACCAATGCGTTCTGCGTGGAGATATGGTGATTGGGATGTTTTTGCGGGGCAGTATTTTGCAGAGTTCGAGCCACAGAAACATATTATTGAAAAAGAAAAAGCCACTGAGCTTGGTTTTGGTAAGGCTGAGAACTATAAATATATAGGAATAGATTGGGGTTACAGTGCTCCATTTTCTGCTATATGGGTGGAGGTTACTCCTAAGGGTAAAGTCTTATGTTACAGGGAGTTATATGGTACCGAAAAGCATCCTATGGAATGGGGTGAATTGATTGCGAAGCAGTCTCAGGGTGAGGATATCACTATGTCTTTAGGTGACCCTAGTATGTGGACTAGAAACCCTATGTCGTGGAAGAAACCTGAAACGAGTATGTATACTGATAGTAGTATTGCTAATGCTTTAATTGGAAATTTTGATACTCCGCTAGTGCCTAACCTTAACCCGGCTAACAATGACCGTGTAAATGGCTGGAGAAATATATCGCAGAAGATGCATTGGAATGAAACAACTGAGCCTGACTTTTATATCTTAAAGGGCACATGTAAAAATTTGATAAGAACGATACCAGACATGATATTTGATGAGAGAAAACCAGAGGATTTAGATACAACGCTTGAGGACCATGCACTTGATGCACTTAGATATGCATTAACTCACGTGCAGACTCCTACTAAGATACAGGCTAAGTCTAAAGACCAATTGGATTACGAAAAATTAATAAATCCTGACCCAGAGGGTTGGAACTATAATTGGAGCTAATATGCCAAAACTAGATGGAAAAAGCTATAAGTATGATACAAAAGGTATGAAGGCTTATATAAAGGCTTTAAGGAAAAAAAGAAAAAAGTCTAAAAAAGATATTTACGATGGCGTGAATGGTGTTGACAGTAACCCAGCAAATACTGGAGCATAAATGAAATATCCAGAGGTTAATATGGAGGATTACTCCAGTAATGATGAGCTTACAGTAAATAAGCTTGAAAAGATGTTTCAGTCTTGCAAGGAAGCTCGTAAGGGGCGTGTTCCTCGCTGGAGGAGAAATGAAGAGCTTTATAATGGTGAGATGCTTAAGCCTTTTAACTTACCTAAATATAAGACCAGAATTGAGCCAAATATAATCCACTCTGTTATTGAGACAATGTATTCAATCTTAACGGACAGAAACCCAAAGGTTGATATAATGCCTAAGACAGAGGAGCAAATACAGCCAGCACGTAATGCTCAGGAGGCTGTTGAGTTTATACTAGAGACTGCTAAGTTTGGCCGAGCTGTTGCTATGATGAAACGTGATGGTTTGATTTACGGAAACGGATTCATTAAGTTTAGTATGCAAGAAGATGAATTAAGTGTAACGGTTCCAGATATCTATACTGTATTTATTGACCCATTAGCTACTAATCTACAGGATGCTAAATGCATTGTGTTTGCAACACCGGCATATGTAGAAGATATTAAAGAGAATTTCGGGAAGACTGTACAGCCTGAAGGTAAGATGAATGAGTATCGTTCCTTTATTAAAAACGATGAGAAGTACGCAACTAAGTCTGTGAATTTACAGGAGTTAGAGACACAGTCACCCCTAGATAGACCAGAGGTATCTGATTATCGTGGCGGTCAAGCTCTACTTAAGGAATCTTTCTATAAAACTGACAATGGGTGGCGATTAGCTACATGGGCAGGTAAAACTCTTTTACAGGATACCGAGAGCCCATTTAACTTCCTTCCTGTTGTTATGTTCCAAAATTATCAAAATGCCCATACTATTTGGGGCAAAGGTGAGCCAGAGGTTATTGAGAGTCTCGTGGTAGGTAGCTCAATCGCTCTATCTCAAGGAATGGATAATTTAATTTATCACGGAAACCCAGCTATAGTGATGTCAAAGTCTCTTGCTAAAACGCAGGGGAATAGACCTTCAGATAAGCCGGGTCAGGTGTTTTATGTAAATGGTCCACATGAGCGTATTGAAAGAATGTCAGCGGGCAATATCTCTGCATCTACGCTACCAATGGCTCAAAGTATGATACAGTTAGCTGATACGGTGTCTGGTGTGCACGATATCACACAAGGTAGAAACCCATCTGGAGTGACGGCTTCCAGAGCCATTCAGCAACTGCAAGAGGCATCCCAGCAAGTTATTCGTGCTAAGGAGCGTGAGGTTGGAACTGACGCTATTATAGATGCCTATAAAATTACATTGCAAATGCTTTCATACAACTTCTCTAAGGTAATATCTATTCGTAGATATGCTGAGGATGGTTCTGGCTATGAGTTTAATCACATAGCCCCGTATGATATTGACCCCGATATGGACTTTAGATATATTCCGGGTTCATCTCTTCCAGAATCAAGAGCTTCGAGATTTGACCAAGCCATTGATTTAATCCAAATGGGATTAATTGACCAAGAGCAGTTCTGGAGATGGACACAAAAGGATATTTCAAAAGAGATACTAGAGGGGCTAATACAGCAGAAACAAGCCCAAATGGCACAAATGCAACAAGAAATGGATATTATGCAAAACTCAACTGATGAGGATGAAATAATGGATGCTATCCTAAGACAACGTGAAGGGAGTGGAATTGGTCAAGAAACAGACGCAAATGCCCAAAACCCTAAGACAATGGTGTAACAAAAATGGTTACCCCGGTGTAACTGAGGAATGTATCCTCTCGGCCTTTAATTCAGATGAACCAAAGGTCCAACAACTAGCTAAGAAAGAAAAACTAAAGGGAATTATTCATGGCACAAGACAAGAAGAGTAAATCACAAGCAATAAAGAGTATTGCAACTAAAGGTATGGCTGGCCCATTGAGTCATAATATCAGCAAGTATATGGAATTTGCTGATTTTGCTGAAAAGTCATTTGAAGCCAAAAAAACTGTCACAAAGGACTTAAAAAATCCAAAAGGACTAACTATTGGAACTGAAAATATATCAAAGTCAAAAGCTAAAAGTGCAAGTGAATGGGCTGAGCATCTATATGATACAGGCACTAAAGCAGGAACACCTTTTCATTTTGATGGGAAGATTTATACTGTCACCGCTCCTAAAAAAATGCCAACATTTAAAGAATGGTATAAGAGTAATAAGAAGAGCTATGCCAGTGAGAAAGAGGCTAATAAGGCTTATACGACTTTAGAAAAATCAAACGCTCCAAAGGCTTCACATAAGAAAGTATAATTATGGCAAAGGAAGATAAGAAAAAAAGCTCTCGAAGTAAAGCTATGCGTAATATTGCAAAGTCGGGTATGATGGGGCCAGCCTCTAAGCATCTGAAATATGGTGACTTTATGGAGAAGGATATTCATACAGGGCCGATAAGTTACAGGGGTCAAACCTTTAATGACGAGATTGTGGATGGAGATTTTTCTACCTCTATAGATAATTACTCTAGAAATGTCGCCTCAAAGGGAGGAAAAAAGGGATTTGTGTTTCAAAATAGGCTATACGCTTTTAATATGGACCATACATTCCCTGCTTATACTGCGGTTGCTAGTAGATAAAATTTAAATAAACGCTTTAATGACCAATCAGGAGGATGTCAAATGAATAAAGCATATAATAACGTAGAGATTACGCCAGATGAAATGGCTAGTCTCACAACACCCGATGAGACCACAGCGTCAGAAGCATCGGTTGATGAGTCCACTGAGGCTCAACCAACAGAAACAGAGGAAACTTCTCCGGAAGTAATTGAGACTGTATCTGAATCGCATGGAATTGAGATAGATGGTGAGAACTATGATGTTGACACTATCAAGGAATGGATGTCTGATTCTCAGAATAAATCTGAGTGGTCAAAGACAAACACCCAGAAAGCTCAGGACCTAGCGAAGTGGAATAAGTTAGTTGAGAAAATCAATGAAGACGATGAATTTCGTGAGCATGTAAAGGATTATTTCTTTGATGATGCATCTCAAGCTGATAAATTGGGTTTAAACGGCAAATTCCCTGAATTAGGAGTTGATGTTCCTGAAGAAGAATTGTCGCCAATAGAACAGCGTTTAGAGACATTGGAAGGGATTGAGTCTGAACGTCTTTTAGAATCTCGTGTTGATACTCTCGATTCGCAACTAACTGCACTTGAAGAGGCAAACCCCTCAATTCTTAATATTC